CTCGCCCCCAACCCGAAGGGTTGCCTGTTCAAGCAACTCGTCAAGGGGGAGGGAGAAGGAGGTAGTCCCGGAGGTTGCCATGGCTTACTTGATGGTGTACTTGCCGCCCTTGGTGGCAGCGCCCATGCCACGGCAGGAGCCGCCGCCAGCCATCTTCACGCTGCCGCCCTTGCGGTAAACTTGCTCCCGAAGGGACGGAAGAGCCGTGGCTAACTCATCCGGCATGTATCGAGAAGCCAGATCCTGCAGGATTCTGCCCTGCTCGTCGCGAGCGCGGGGGCGGCCCATCGGAACATTCTGCCTGCCCGAACCCCTTGGGGCATAAGCCCGGCCCATGGGAGAAGCCGCATCGATGTCAACCTGCGAAGGAAGATTGGATGGGGAAGCATCACGCAAACGTCGGCGTCGCTGCTGCCCCCCAGAGCGTTGAGGGCGCGGGGGCGCAGTATCCACGCCCTGCATGACGTGGACGCCGCTGATGCGCTCACGCGAATTGGGAGTCCCCTCGTCCTCAGTGGCCTTCTGTTCCTTGCCGGCACCGGGCTGGGGGCGCGTTTTCTCGAGATCGGGTTCAGTCTTCTTGCGCCCGAAGAGATCGCCCATCAAATCAGAGAAGGAGGCGTACTCGCGGGTGCCCGTAGCGGGATCGCGCTTGTAGTCGCCCTTCTCGTCACGCAGGGCACCGCCCTCGGCGTACTTCTTGACCTTGCCGCCCTTGCGGTACACGTCGTACTCGAAACCACGCTGGGCCGCGCCAGCACCACGAGACTTTGCCATTTTGGGCCTCAATCGAAGAAGAGGGTGATGCCGCAATTGGCACCACCGGAGACCTTCACGAACATCGCCTGCTCGCAACGAAGGCCCGCATCGGGAATGTAGATGGCGACGCTGTCGGGGTTACCGGAGGTAGCCCGATGGGGCATCTCCAACTGGAGGATCTTCGTGCCCGTCACACTGACGGCAGCCGAGGCATCATAGACGTAGAGGGTGCCCGGCAGGTCGTTGTGAATGTAGAGGCTGCGAAGACGTGTCGGCCTGTTCACCACCACCGTAGCCGTGGCAGAGGTGAAGGCCGACTTGATCTGGGTCCAGGACATCTGGCACCCTTACGCGATGGTCGTGTACACGGGGATGTAGTAGACCGTGCCAGCGGCGTTCTTGATGGGCAGGTAGGCCGGGGCCGACGACACGTTCATGCCGTTGATGGAGGTGGCAACCACCTGGTTGAGGATGAGGGAGCCGTCCGTATCGACGCCCCAATCGGCGGCGGAGGTGCCAACAGAGGCGACAACGACGACCGGGAAGGCTTCGCGGGTGAAACGAGACATGATGCACTCCGTGCAAATAGGGGAAAATTGTGCCCCCGATTCTGTTGCCGGGGTGGTCCCCCAGTGTAGCATAGGGTACCACGAAAAGCAAGAGGGCCAGGGTTTCCCCCAGCCCTCCCACTTACCTCACGGTAGGGTAGGTCAGGTAGCGCCCGACGAACCGTACCAGCCGCGCCAATCGGACCAGCCGAAGGCGTAACGCTCGCGGGCCTTGAAGCGCAGGTTGCCCGTGTCGAAGTCCGGCTCCATCTTCGTCTGGAGCGGGACTCGGACGAACATCTTCGAGCCGTTCGGAGCGTCCGTCTTGATGAACCAAGCGTTCGTGTCCGTGAAGCGCTGGTTGACGTGGTAGCCACCCGGCAGCATCCCCATCGACTTGATGGAGTTGATGTCGTTGTCCGTGGTGCCGACACGGCCCGGGCTCTTCAGGATGCGCTCGGCCACGAACTGAAGCTGCGGCGGGATGTGCAGGCTGACGCCCTTCGACCCGATGAGAAGGCCACGATCATCCTTGAAGAGGGAGATCGCGATGAGGGCATTCTCCAGGGCCGTCTCGGAGAGGTCAACCGCAGCCGCGTTGCTGAAGTTGCCCGCGCCGATGGTGGGGTGCGACGCCGAGAAGAGCGGAACCGCATCGCCACCAGGGAACGACGTGCTGAAGCCATTGTTGTAGATGTTGGCGGCCTTGACCTGCTTCGTGTTGGCCATGGCGCGAGCCAGGGCCTTGGCACGAACACGCGCGAAGGTATCATAGAGGTTGTCCTCCATGGCCTCCTCGGTGATCGAGAACGCGAGGGCGATGGTCTCCATGGTGTAGCGGGAGGTCCAGGCTTCCTGCGCGTTGTCGTACTCGACGGCGGCACCCTCATCCTTCGTCGGCGCAGTGCCGAAGCCGGTGAAGAGCACCTCCTCCTCGAACGCCCTCTCCGAGTTCTCGATCTCGAACAGGGGGAGGTGCTGGTCGTCGACCGAACCGTACTCCACGCCGAAGACTGCATTGAGTCCCGGGAGGAGCTGCTTGGCAATATTTGCCCTAGTGATAGCTGCCATGTGTCTTTACTCCTTAGAAGGCCGAGGCCTGCGTGTCGCGGTGCTGGACGATCCGCACCTCAACGATGGGGAAAGCGTCCCCAAGCGCGTTGTCCGGGGTGTCGTAGGCGCCGATGAGACGCACCAGCTTGGTGGCCGTGGTGCGCGTCGAAGCCTTGAGGACGGCCTGCGACTTGCCGTAGGAGGTGTTGACGCTGCCGATGGCCGAAAGCTCGAAGTTCAGGCCCAGGTCGCCCGCCGAGACGGTGGCATCGGCCTGCACGATGAACGTCGCACGGTCATCATCCACGACGTAGGCGTAGATGTTGCTGTCCGCCGAGGAGGTGCCCGCCGGGAGGTAGTTGCTCCACGTCGGACGCTTCGTCACCGGGTCCACCCACTTGAAGCCCTTGGCAACGCCGATGACGTAATCCGTCGCCGCCGAGGCCAGGGCGAGGGTGCCGCCCGCAATCTGCTTGATGGGGTCGCCATCACCGATATCGGAGGGGCCGGCGGATGCGCCGACTCGGTACGTGTTGAGTGCGCCGCTGTTGGGGGCACCGCCCCGGATGCGCACCGGCTGAAGGCCAAAGGGCCGCTTCGTAGCAGTCATGCTCTACTCCTCAGGCGGCCCTTGGTTTCAGTCGAGAGTAGGGGTGCGGCCACCAGAAAACACCTTGCTACTACTTCCGCGATTCGATACAGGCATGGCGCGGTTGAGGTTTCGATTCTCCTGCAACTGCCGGTTGATGGCATCGGCCAGGGCCTGGGTCCTCTCCGCCATCTGCCGGGTACGAGACTCGGAGATGTCGAGGGGCAACTTGGCGAGGGCGAGGTCACCGATGACGATGAGATTGCCGTGGGAGCCGTACTCCATGGAGGGAGCCTCCGGCCACTCGGGTGCCTCATCCTTGCGGACGAACTCATACCCCTCGCGCATGCGTGTCATGACGTTGACGGGGTCGGGCTTGCCCTCAAGCATCACCCGGATCCAGCGGGTACCGAAGCCCTCGCTGCGGAAGCGCCGAGAGAGACTCTCCGGCACATCCAGTTCGTTGGGCTCCTTCCACTCACGCTTGCGAGCGTCATCTTCCCGCGTACTATGCATCGTCATGTCACTTCCTCCCGCGCTTGATGTCGATGTTGACGTATCCGTCACCCGCATCCTGGATCTTCTCCATGTAGCGGGCGGTATCCTCAAGGGAGGCACCAAGGCGATTGGATGCCCTCACGGTGCCCTCGTCGAGGCGAATGCGCCTGCTGGGTGTGCGCGACTGCCCAGCGACCACAGGCTTGCGGGTTTCCTGTTCCCGAGAACCACCAACCTTGGTGGAGAGGCGGGGAAGCTCCTTGACCAGCCGCGATTCCATCTCCTCGTAGAACTCCGGGGAAGCGGCATCGAAGCCTTCCTTCACCAGTTCCTCCGAGATGGCAGCGGCAGCCATGGTGGCCACCCTGTCCTTGTTCTCTCCCTGGCCGAACCACTGGTTCCGCGCCATCCACTCCGCAGCCGCATTGTTGGGTGCTGGCTGGGCTGGAGCCGGAGCAGGCGCGGCGGCCCGTTCCTTCTCGTTTCGCTCCCAGGCATCAAGTGCCCGGAGTTCCACGGAGGCCGCGATCATCTCCAGTATGGCGGACTTCAGGCCTGCACCATCTGCCGACTCATAGGCGGCATCGTGTTTGGCCTCGGCAGACTTCATGCGCTCTTCCTGCGCCTTGCGGTAGACCGCGTATGCCGAACTCTCGGCACCCTTGGCCTTCTCCCGCTCCTGCCTCAACTCCTCGCGGAGTTGCTGAAGTTCCGTGTCGCGGTCCTTGACGCTGCCAACAAGCTGCTGTATACGCTTGCGGGCACGATGACCGTACTGCTCGTCAGGTTCCTTGGTTTCCTTCGGCTCCTCAGGCACAGCGACGGGGGTCTCGTCGGCCTTGGGAGTTTCGGCAGAGGGTGCAACCTCTACCTCGACCCACTCTTTGTTGTCATCCACAGTTGCGATCCTGCGTTACGCATTTCAAGGATACGGGAAATGAGTAGAGTTGTCAATACCCTACTCGTTGATACGGGCGGGATCCTTGATGACCGCCAGCACTTCATCGTCGTTGAGAAGGAGGAACTTGACGCCACCATAGGAGAACTTGGCTCCAGAGTAGCGCGGGTAGAGAATGTAGTCCCCCACCCCACACCAGGGCTCGTCGCCCATATCGGGCCTGGAGTAGGCCATGGGGCCCACCGCCTTCACCTGCCCGACGCTGCGAATAAGATCCATCGTCTCGATGGTGGCGTCGGGGATGATGATGCCGCCCTTCGTCTTGGGGGCATTGGGAATAGGTCGAACCAGGATTCGCCAGCCCCTCACCGTAGGGAGGTCGACGGGATCCGGGATAGTAGGGTCGGTCCACCAAGTGGTGTTACCCGCGCTCTTCGCGGTCGGCATCTGCATCGACAATCTCCTT